ATCTGTTGTAATGGTGTAGATGATGAGGCGGTCGTCGAAAATGTCCGTAGAATAGTTGAGCCGAACGAGCACCTCGCAGAGGAGTTCCTAGAGTTCACGCATTCTCCAAAACGCCGACACCGGACGAATCGTCCGGTCGACGTTGACATTTTTGACAACGAGCTGCCATTGACCAGGCAGCCAAACCAACGCCCCGAAAACGAAGATGGCAACTTCGTTGACGAGTGCGTTGGACCCGCTAATGTAGCGGAGATGGACCTACCACAACACGCCAAGGTTGTGGACGCCATTGTGGTTTTCGAACCTGCAGCTATGGCGGTAGCACATGCGAATCATCCCGTTGAGGATGAAGGTGTTGCCGTGCATCCCGTGGTTGCGGAGGAAGAAACCGACCGTCCGGTAGTGGACGAAGAACTTGACACACCTGCTACACAGGTGTTTACGATTTGCCATGACGTTATCGAGGTTAAGAACTCGCGACGTGTGGCAACAAAAGGTCGTAAATTTTACGAATCGGCTGTGGTTTGTGAGATTAAGAACAAGTTAGGTTTGCCGAAGGTAACTGAGGCGAACAAGCTGGTGGTGCGTCGTATGGCACACAACATCATGATGAAGCACGGACTTCGCCCAACCCACATTCGTCAGTCGATTGAGAAAGTGGTGGCTGGCGTATTCGTGCCTGATCAGTTCGATGTGGGTGGTGCACAGATTCTCGCCAGTAATGCTGTAGCCGACCTTCGTGAGCAGGTGACCAGCGCAGGGCCCAGAAATGGGTGGAGCGCTGTGTGCGACCTGTTTCGATTTGGGTTAGCGCGGCGAGGAGCGTCACGGGTCCCTCCCGTGACGGGGCCCCCATGAGGGGGCCTTGGCGTGGTTAATGGTGTGAGTCATTCAACTAGTTTGAGTGACCCAAGGCTGCACGTTAACCGACACGCTAGGGACACAGTCAAGCCCCGTAGGTTGCACTCCATCTTGGAGTTGTCCGGCAACCTATCCCTCGGGGTTAATAATGCGGACATAGGAACAGCGGAGTGTGCGCTTCTGACGCGTATGTTTTACTGCAAGGTAGGTGAAGACTTTGTGGCTCCGCCTCCCGTGAATCAGGGGAGATTTGCGGCGATGTTGGCACCTTTTAAAAAGGAGTTGTTGAAGAAGGTGCGCATGCCCACCAAGAGTACTCCGCAAGCAATCGTGGATAGTTACACTGGTCGGAAGCGCACTGTATACGAGAACGCCTTGAAGGGGCTGACGGAATTGGGATTGAGTAGAGACGACGCACGCTCCATCATGTTTGTGAAG